CTACAACTGCCGGTACATTTGACCTGGATACAGATTCAAATGGTCGTTGGATGGTTGAGAAGATTAAAGGTTTGGCTTACCAACTCGAACGTGAAGCTAACGTTATTGCCAAGACAACTCGTAGAGGCAAAGGTAACGTTATGATTTGTTCTTCAGACGTTGCTTCCGCATTTGCGATGGCTGGTCTGTTGGACTATCAATCAGCTCTTCAGGGTCAAGTTAACTTGGCAGTTGATGATACTGGCAATACTTTTGCTGGTACAATGTTTGGTCGTATCAAGGTCTATATCGACCCCTACTTCCCAACATCATCAACATCAGAGTTTGCAGTTGTTGGTTACAAAGGTTCCAATGCATATGACGCTGGTCTGTTCTACTGCCCATACGTTCCTCTGCAAATGGTTCGTGCTGTTGATACCAACACATTCCAACCAAAAATTGGATTCAAGACTCGTTACGGTTTGGTTGCAAACCCATTCGCAGAAGGTACTGCACAAGGTTCTGGCGCACTCACCGCTAAGAGCAACGTGTACTACCGTGCAATGAAGATTGCAAACATTATGTAATTGAAGTAGAAAAAATCACCCTCAAGAGTGATATTTTAAAGAGGATCTTCGGATCCTCTTTTTTTGTTTTATAAATAATGATATGACGATAATCACTAGAACTCCTCAAAATCCAAATCCCCTTCATCCGAATAAGTTTCAATTAACTTTTTCTAGGGCACCACACATTCAGTATTTCTGTCAGAGTGTATCTGTACCTGGTATTTCTTTATCTGAAATTCCAAGACAAACACCATTCGTGGACTTATATTCTCCTGGTGAGAAAGCCATCTATGATGTTTTCAACGTAACCTTTATGGTAGATGAACAGTTATCTGGATGGATAGAAATACATGATTGGATTAGGGCAATGACTTTCCCTGAGAAATTTGAAGAATATTTGGATCTACAGAAACAATCCAGATATGTCGGTAATTCAAAAACACCACAGTTCTCGGATGCATCATTAACTTTACTCTCATCATCAAACACTCCAACTTGGAGATTCAAACTGATTGATTGTTTCCCTACATCAATCTCAGCATTTGTAATGTCAGCACAAGACTCACCGGATAACATCGTTACAGCAGACGCTACTTTTAGATTTGCCTATTTTAATATTGAAAAATTGTTTTAAATGTGATATACTCCCAATAGGAGATTTATAATGAATAGACTTGAAGAATTACTGGCAGAGTGGAAGAAAGACTCTGAAATAGATCGTACCGAACCTGGTCGAGAACTATTAAACATACCTAAATTACATAGTAAATATTTAAATATATTATCACACTATCGACAGTTGATGCGAAGTGTGGAGTTTAAGTATGCCGAAACAAAACGTGTTAAGTGGGAATACTACACTGGTAAACTCACTAAGGAACAACTAGAAGACCTAGGTTGGGAACCATTTCAATTTGTGTTGAAATCCGACATATCTACATATATTGAGGGTGACAAAGATTTGAATCGTTTGTTAGCGGCCAAAGCCATGCATGAAGAAATCGTCAGAGCATGTGAATCGATAATGAAAGAATTACAATCACGCACCTATCAACTAAAGGCTTTCATAGATTATGAGAGGTTTATACAAGGTGCTTAATGGATTCCTTACACGTAACAAAACTTAATGAAGTCTACATCAAAGTAGACTGTGAACGAAACATAGCTCAAGAAGTATCAGACTTTTTTACTTTCTTTGTTCCTGGTTATCAATTTATGAAACCTTACAAAGACAGACTTTGGGATGGAAAGATCAGACTTTTCGATCTCAGAAAAAATGTTTTGTTTTATGGTCTACTACCGTATCTTCAGAAATTTTGTGACGAAAGAAAATATAAGATACAGTTAGATTCTGATGTGAGTCTAACTGAAAACTTTTCTCTCATTGAAGCGGAAAAGTTTATAGAAAACTTGAATCTACCTAAACAGTTAGAGAAGAGAGACTATCAAGTATCTTCTTTTGTACATGCAGTAAGAAACAAAAGAGTTTTATTATTGTCTCCTACTTCTTCTGGTAAATCATTTATACTGTATTTGATTCTCAGGTACATTCAACAAGATCATAAAAAAGGTTTGTTGATTGTGCCTAGAACATCTCTAGCCGAACAGATGTATTCCGATTTTGCATCTTACGGTTATGATTCAGAAAAGTATTGTCATAGACAGTATGCTGGTAAAGAAAAAACTACAGATAAGTTTTTGACAATCACCACATGGCAATCCATCTACAAGAATCCACCTGAATACTTTGAACAATTTGATTTTGTTTTAGGTGATGAAGCACATGAATTCAAGGCAAAGTCTCTAACAACAATCATGTCTAGTTTAATTAATACCAATTATCGTATTGGATGTACTGGTACACTGGACGGAACACATACACACAAATTGGTGTTAGAAGGATTGTTTGGTCCAGTTTTGACCGTTACAACCACAAAAGAACTAATGGATGATAAACATGTGGCAGACTTTAGTATTAAGTGTTTGATACTAAAGTATCCGGAAGAAACTTGTAAGATGGCCAGAAAATGGAATTATAATGAAGAAATAGATTACATCGTTACCAATCCATATAGAAATACATTTATTAAAAATTTAGTTTTATCTCTGAAGGGTAACTCTTTAGTTCTTTTCAATCTGGTCGAGAAACACGGCAGACAACTCTTCAGAATGATTGAAGAAGAGAAAGGTAAAAGAAAAGTATTCTTTGTTTATGGTGGAACCGATGTTGATGTTCGTGAGTCTATTCGAGCCATCACCGAAAAAGAAAATGATGCCATCATCGTTGCAAGTTATGGCACTTTTTCTACTGGAATAAATATACGTAACCTTCATAATGTTATCTTTGCATCACCTTCAAAATCTAGAGTTCGTAACCTACAATCGATAGGTAGAGGTCTTAGAAAAGGTGATAATAAAACAGAAGCTGTTTTGTATGATATTTCTGATGACTTCAGAACTGGTAAATTTACCAACTTCACGTTGAAACACTTCGTTGAAAGAGTCAATATATATGATAGTGAGAAGTTTAAATATAAATTTTATAATGTAGAGTTGAAAAATGGATAATGTTAAAATCGTTAGATTACAAAGTGGTGAAGATGTAATTGCTCAATGTAATGAGGTAGAAGGTACAGGAGAGTTTTCTCTGATAGAACCTATGACGATTTTATTCAAGAGATTACCTAGTGGTAAAGCTTTTATGATGATGAGTCCTTGGTTGCCATTGGAACTAATTGAAGACAATCATTCTTTAATATTTGCTTCAGACATTCTTACCATGGTCAAACCTAAAAAGGCCATTATAGATTATTATGCAAGAATTGTAGGTGAAATAACTCTTGAAAGCATTCTCAATGCAAAAGACATTGAAGAATCTCTGTCAAGTATGGATGAAGAAACTGAGTATCATGAAGATGTTGATATTTCCGATGAAGAGTCCATTGAAGATATCATGGAATCATTTGGTACTAATGTTAATAAGAAGTCTTTATTACATTAATATTAAACAGCAACACCGAGAGTTTACACTCTGTCAAGCCATAAGTCAAGCGTATTTAAGGTAATAGTGAATATATTTTACCATAGAGCTTGACACGGCATTCAAAATAGATTATTATATTGTAACTGAACAATAGAGGTGATATGTCCGACAAACCCAAAAAACACTATGTAAACAACTCCGATTTTCTTGCCTCATTGGTAGACTACCATAAAAGATGTGAGTTATCTAGGAGTAAAGATGAGGAAGAACCTCCTATACCGGAGTATATCGGCGAATGTTTCCTCAAGATTGCAGAACATCTATCAAGAAAACCAAACTTCATTTCATATTCTTTCCGAGATGAGATGATTTGTGATGGTATCGAAAACTGCATCATGTATTTCCGCAATTTTGATCCTAACAAGTCTAGTAACCCGTTTGCCTATTTTACACAGATAATCTACTTTGCTTTCCTACGTAGAATTACCCGTGAAAAGAAACAGTTGTATGTCAAGTATAAGGCAACTCAACAATTTGGTATTCTGGATGAGGGTGAAATGTATGAAGATGAGAATGGCAACATGAGACAATTTGAAATGTATGATAACATCTCCGAATTCATTTTCAACTTTGAAGAAACGAAGAAAGCCAAAAAGAAAAGTAAAACTAAAGGCCTTGAGAATTTCATTGAGGTTGTAGAAGAAAAGATTGACGAAGAATAAAGGTAGTATATTATGAAGATAGCTCTGATAAATGATACCCACGCCGGGGCAAGAGGTGACAATCCTATTTTCAACGAGTTCTTTTTTAAGTTCTGGGAAAACACATTCTTTCCTTATTTGAAAGAACATAACATTAAACATATCTGCCACTTGGGTGATGTAGTTGATAGACGTAAATTTATCAACTTTGTCACTTTGAATTCTTGGCGTAAAAGATTCTTTGACCGATTACTGGAAGAAGGTATCACAATGGATGTGATTGTAGGTAATCACGATGTGTTTTATCGTAACACAAATGAAATCAATGCGATGAATGAATTGTTCACCGGTTATTCGAACATAAAGATTCTTGTTGAAGCCGAAGAACTGCAATATGATTCTCTGAAAGTTGCAATGGTGCCTTGGATCAATTCGGGTAATTACGAGACGACCATGGAGTTTCTTAAAAACACTTCAGCTGAAGTTGTATTTGGACACTTAGAGATTGCAGGATTCGAGATGGACAGAGGAAATATCTGTCACACTGGTTTAGACAAGAAAGTGTTCGATAGATTCGACTCCGTTCTTTCTGGTCACTTCCACCACAAGTCCACAGATGGTGTCATCACCTACTTGGGAAATCAATATGAGATGACATGGGCTGATCACGGTGACGAAAGAGGATTTCATGTCTTTGATACTGAAACCCGTGAACTTGAATTTGTACGTAACCCATTTCATATGTTCTATAAGATTTCATACGATGATACGGTACAGGACTTTGAATACTGGAAGAAATATGATTATAGTAAAATGAAAGACTGCTATGTGAAAATCATTGCTGTCAATAAACAGAATCCTTACCTGTTTGATACTGTAGTTGAGAACTTATATAAGATTGGTGTTGCCGATATTGCCATTGTTGAAGACTTTACCGAGGAAAACATCGAAGATGATGAGATGGTAAATCAGGCAGAAGATACAATGACCATACTATCCAAGTACATTGACGGCTTGACATTGAACGTGAATAGTGATAAACTTAAAAACTTAATGCGTGAACTCTATGTTGAGGCACTTAACACCGAAATCTCTGAATGATAAATTTCAAAACTATTAGATATAAGAATTTCATTAGTTCCGGTAATTATTTTACCGAGATACAATTGAATCGATCACAGAATACCCTTATTGTTGGTTCTAATGGTGCCGGCAAAAGTACTCTATTAGATGCAATTTGTTTTGCCTTATTTGGTAAGGCGTTTCGCAGTATAAACAAACCGGCATTGATTAACAGTATCAACCAAAAAGATTGTTTGGTTGAGGTAGAGTTCGATATCGGAAACAAACAGTATAAAATCATCAGAGGTATTAAACCTAATGTCTTTGAGATTTATTGTAATGATGTTTTGGTCAACCAAGATGCTGCGGTAAAAGATTACCAAGATTACTTTGAAAAGTTTATTTTAAAGTTGAATTTTAAATCTTTCACACAGATTGTTATTTTAGGTTCGGCTTCGTTTGTTCCTTTCATGCAATTGTCCGCCTCAGATCGCAGAGCCATCATTGAAGACTTGTTGGAT